AAGGAGAAAGGATGGATTACCTTCGGGACATTCAAGGAAGCCCTTGAGCGGCTTCCATAAGGGTACTTTTTTCAGATGGTTAGCCCAATTGTTTTTTCATTACCAAAATTGCCAAACCGATTCTGATTCCTGGTGGCATTGGTAATGGTGTGAGTGGTGCCAATCCCGCTGCAATTCTAGCGGTGTTCTCTATTTCCTCTTTGATTCGTTGAGCAGCTAACCATGCTTCTTCCGCCTTCTCAATGGTTTCAAAAAGTCCAGATTCTATTCCTTCTCGAATTTCATTCGGGATTAGATCGATTAGTCCGGTTGCTTCCAGGAGAATGAAGATCGCTGATAATGCGCTCACATCAGATAACAAAGCTACCAGAGGAGTCAACACTCGATTAGCTGCGATTGCCGTAACCGCAGTATCTAGAATTTCTCGCTCTGCTCGCCCCAGGACGATTTCATGGCGAACCACATTGTCGGGTTTGACTTTCGGCATTCCCATCACTCTGGAGGTTGCGGCCAGTTGTCAGCAGCATCGTTAGCCGACGCATGATCCTGGGGGAGATCGCGTAGAGCTGTGCGGTAGTCCTTCCAAGCTTGAGACATAGTGCGATCCTTGACGGCTCGCCAGTCGGTCGCTGCTAACTCTGCGTCGCGGAGTTGGCGCACATGCTCCCAAGTGAAATCGATCATAACCTGTTCGATAATATTCCCTTCATGGTCGCATGTTGTTAGTTGTCTCATGTAGTCACCAACCCGACAAATGGAACGAACCCGTAGCCGTTTTCATAATCGGCCGGATCAAATGTAGTAGGTAATGAGGCAGAAGCACTATCTTCAACGATTTGTGCTCTATTGTAGACGGTCATGCTCGTTAGAGGGGCTTGAGGATAAGCGTCGGTGCCAGTATGTGAATTGAGTGTAATTGATCCGGCTGCTTTCACCATTCCCACCCAATAGACAGTTCCACCAGTTAGGCTCACGCTTGCAGCAAAGTTAGCGACTACGCCAGCAGTTGAACCAGTTGCGAAGGTAACATCGGTTCCAGAGACTTTTGTTGTAGGTACCCCCGTCGATGTATCTGCATTGTAAATTGCCATGTTCAAATCATCTCCAGAAGTCCCCGTTCCGACGTTTATTGACATCGACGCAAGGGTCAGATCCTTAGGGAGTACAAACGGGAAAAAGATACAGGCTGTTGATACTGCTTGAGTAGCCGAGGTAAGTGCTGACTTTGGGAACGGTGGATATGCTGAGATAAAGTGAGTTTTCTGACTAGTGTTGAGGCTGGTAGCCATATTGAGTATTGGAATTCCTCCACCACCGCCAGCGGATAGCAACCCGTCCCATTCGCCCTTGACAGATAGACGAGCTAAGTTAACCAGGACAAGTCTACGCAGCTCATCCTCGTTCATTTCCTCGATGTTAAGAGTCTGACCGGTTCCCTGGAGAGTAGCGAACGCCAGGTTCTCGAGGTCTAGGTTCTGCAATAGAGGGTAGACACGATCGGATCGTGTAGCATCTGGAAGACTCATCCTAGCAACCCATCCCATTCTTGTTTGCACGTTAGGCGCGCGAGGTTAACCAGGACAAGCCGTCTTAGCTCGTCCTCGTTGAGCTCTTCCACGCTCAGAGGATTCCCAACCGAAGCGATCTCTGCTTGAGTTAGTGAATTCGGTGCTTCAGAGTCCAGAGTTTTAATCTTCAGAATCTTGTAGACCCTGGGCGATTCCTTCTGAGCGTTTGGCAATGGCATGATTAGAGCCCCATCATTAGCATAAAGAAACCGAAGATGTTGTCCGGTATTGGTGGAAATTGTCCAGCAGGAGGTGTTGCTGCGCCATTTCCATTATCATAAGCCCCGTTTCCGTTGCCATCTACAATAGGAATATCCTGTCGAATTGGCGGTGGTGTGTATGGTTTGAATCCTTCCGGGTTAGGAGGAACGTTATCCAATAGGTCTGTGATTGGCATTTGCCCACCATCATAGTTTCTTCTCGGCACCCTTGAGGGACGTCTTGATCTTGTCAAGACTAGCTGCAGAGATCAGTCCATGCAGGAAGAGCCTTCGCGCATCCCCGCTCATGCGCTTGATGCGCTTCCGTTCTGTGGACTTCTTCACCTAATCACCTTCAAGCATTTGTGAGGTATTGTGATTTGAAATTTAGATTCACAGGAATTGAACAAGAGCTGAACAATGCTTGATACTTTGCAGGATCGGAAGCCGATACACTTCCAACGACGTTTCCTAGTGCGTCTACAACGAACGCGCCCTGGGTTTCGATCTTAGCACCGTCTACACTCGTGAAGAATGCCCTGGAGATTATTTGGCCCTGGAGAGTGTCGCCGATGCTGTTCGAAGTTTGAAGATCGACTAGCTCGTTAGTTGCTCCACCTGTAGGGGTCACAACAAAGATTCTGGAGACTCCTCGGTTCGTGTAGACACAGAGTGCGCCTTCACGATCTGCGGCTGTATTGTTCATGCAGCGGACTTTGTCACCAGCCATTAGTGTAAATGGGGCGCAGAGAGCAGGGGTAAACGCTGTAACGCCCTTTATTCCGACAGGTACGATTGCAGCTACGAGACCCTGGCGCAAAATGTAGGCATACGCGATTCCGTTATCTGAAGTCACTAGACCTGAAGTTACTGTCGACCCTGCCGCGTAATCACCGACGTTCTGGGCGGCGACGGTGTATGCGGTATCAGTCGAGAGATCGGTTTCTGTACCCTCTGCTAACTCGCCTTTGAGTGGAATGTTTGTTCCGTTGCTACAGACTAAGACTCCTGTTACTGTATTTGTTGCCATTCATAATCACCTCAGAGTTTGATGCCGATCCCCAGCGGCTTCATGATGTTCCTGTTCACGTTCGAGATCGGTCGGCGGAGCAATTTCTTTGCTACCTTGAATCCAACTCCAATTCCAATCGCTTGAACTGCCATATTTTGATAGTTCGCCATGAAGTTAGTCTGCATTCCAGCGAAAGCAGCTCCAGGGTGAGTAATCATTTCTTGAAGTGATAATTGATCTGCACCAGAAACGACCAGTGCGCCCGAGACTGTCTTCATCGAAATGTCAGACGTTCCGGTAATGAATCCAACTGGACTGGTTCCAGCTAGACCTTCTGTCAAAAGATTGGCGTAAGCGTACGCCTCTATCGCGTTTATGACGCTGAATTGCTTGGGTCCGCGTCGTCTCTTTGACTTCTTGCGTCGTGCCATATTCACAAGGGGTCAAAAAACTCGGTAATAATCATTGTTCACTTTCAGGACTACTTTCAGCCGCAAATTGTCCATCTGGACTTCGAGTTACGATCTTAGCTGGATTTTTTGCCATATTGTCTTGAATCATCTGCATAATCATCATCTGGATCGGATTTACAGGTTCGATATCGCCCAGGGGCAAATTTTCCAGCGTCGATGCTAGAGCTTGTGCCAGTTTTGCATCTAGATTCGCCATTTGTTCAGCAATAAACCGCATTGACCAGCGCAAATGCACATAGAATCCCACAAAAATTGTCACTATACACGCGCCCGCGATGAGTAGGGTCTCCATCATACCCCCATCCAGCCCGCAACGGGTCTTAATCCTCTCCTAACCACACCCACTGCCACCACCCATGCTTGTCACCGCTATTAGTGATTGCTTAGGGGTTGCAACCTATACCTCCGGGAATAATGGGGACCTCTTAGAAGCAGACTGCGCCGCTTTGAATTGTGGGGAGTTATTATAGTCCATGAGATGTCCGCTTGATTCATGAAACGGGGCATCTGGAGGTGTTGGAAGTGCAAACGCCACTGGGTGTACAATGTCGAGGATCGCATCGAGAGCCTCGACAAGATATGCCACAAGTGCGGCCGTAGGAATAGAGCTACGATCTGGAGGAAGCCAGGGCGACGAGGTAGGCACGCCAAAGCGGTCGTAATGTGTCGACCATCCTACATGCCTCTGCACGCGCTTCAGCAGGAAGCGAAGCGACGCAACGCAGCGATGGGTAGGCCCAGGAAACAGGAAGGCTTCACGCGGGCATCAGAGCTAGAAGAATTCAGGGTGAGGAAAGATGAATTGGATTAAGATACACATATGCACGGATTGTATGGCTTTGATTTATCATGTCGGCCCGAAGGGATGCGATCAGTGCGATTGTCCAGAATCGATATGGTGGGAAGAAGAATGAGTGAATTAGTCTCTTGCCCGTTTTGTGAGGCGCTACCACACATGCTCATGATCACTGACGAGGAATCGATTGTCGGTGTCGATGCCTACGGGGTAGGATGGGAGATGTACATACTCACATTCTTCTGTTGTGAATGCGAAAGGGAATTCTGTATCGATCTTGACCCGAATAAAATAATGGAATTAGTGAAGTTGAATCCGGCTTGCCTGGGGGAGTCCAATGACTGATGACGATTGGCATTCTATCGATCCTAGAGCTTGGATCGATTACGAAGATGTCCTGGACGATATGCAAGAAGAAACAATCCGAGAGATCGAGTGGGTGGATGAAGACCCACAGTTCCAGGG